ATAAATTGTCTAAAGATTTTCGCATTTCTCTTCGACTTAAGTCAGAAATTTTAATCAACTTCGAAGCTTTTCCAGAACCTTTAACATCTACTTTTTCAGTAGTTTTAGCTGCTGCTTTTTTGATGTCTGCTCTAGCTTTTTGCTCACCCTTCATTGATAAATTTTTAACAACATGATCTAAACCATATTGATCTACCAATGCTTTATGAAATGCTTTTTCTGTTAACAATCCATTTTCTCTGTAATCGTTTGCCCTTTCTGAAACCAGATTAAAGTCTTCATCCGATATGTCGATTCCTTGGTCTTTAAACACTTGTTTTTGTTTCTGCACAAACTGATCATTGTCTCTGGTATTCATCCTAGAAGCAATACTTTCCTGTGTCCTTTTTGTAATAAGATCATCTTCCATGTCTCTAATAAGCTCTTGTTGAGCTGTTCGAGCTTCTGTGTCATAAGGATCCATCTCGTCAAGTTTTTGCTTTTCAGCTTTTACACCATCAGCTATATCATCAGCTGTTAGTCTTTCAAAAATCTCTGTGTCAGTCAGTTCATCGACATCTAGAGCCAATTCTCGTAATTGTCCTAATTCATCTCCCTGTTCTCCCATTTTTTTCTGAGCATTTTGATGCATTTGGATTATCTCTTCACGAGTTTTATTAGCATATATGTCATCTTCATTAGTCAAGCTGGTTGTACTTTCTTCAGTTTCTAATTCTTCTATTTCAGATTCTCCCTCAGCAGGTTCTTCAATAGTTTCTTCTTCTCCTGAATCATCTGACAAGTAAAACTCACCATCTTGTTCTACTAGTTGTGACTCTGGTTCTGCATTATCTGCAGTTTCTTCACCACTAGTTCTGTTTTCTAAATTTTGTAATTCTTCTGTATATTTTGAATCAGCACTATCTGTATTATTATTTTCCATTACTTCCTCTTTTTCTTTATTATTCTATTTACTTTAGTTTTATAAATATTAGTTAAAGCTGCTCTCTTTGTCGGCTTTTTCCTTTTTACCTTTTTTTTAGGCATTGTAATTTCTGGGAATTGAATATCTATCATTTTAATTCCTTGTTAATTTTAATCAGCATATATACCAATGTTGCTAATGCTGCCAATGCACTCATAATTGGTGGTACATATTCTGTCCAATGCAATGCACTGCCTGTTATTCCTACTGCTGCTGTTTTAAGTGTATCTATCATTTATATTTTTTCTTATACATCATTGCATATGTTGTTTTTCGTTTAGGTTTTGCAAATTTTAAAGCATTAGATTTATTTTTATTTCTTAATTTTCTAAGTCTTCTTTCTTTCATTACAGCTCTTGTTTCATCAACAAGATAATCTGCCTTCATCTTATTCCAATAACTTGGATTACTTAAATTTCTAGTATCTTCATCTGTGTTAAATGTATCATAATAATCTTTAGTTCCTTTATCTTTTTCTCTTCTTTCTGACAAAAGTTTATCTTTTTGGCTTACACGAGTTTGAAATCCTTGTAAATTGCCTTTGTTATCTTTATCAAATCTTTTATCTCTTGATTCAAGTATTTTTTTATACTTTCTATCTTTTTTTGTATTTTTTCCTGTCATAGCAAAAGTACCTTTTTTGTCTTTCATTTTTTTATATATTTTTGGATCAATAGTAGATTTAGATTTAGATCTACTTGTTCCTGCTTTTTTTCTTTTGTTTATATTATGATATAAAGAATGCATTTATACTCTCCATTTTCTGTTATTTACCATTTAACTCTATCTGCCCAATATGCTGCTGAAGTTTTACCTTTTGCTATATTTTTTCCATGCCTAGCCTTAAAAGACTTTGCTCTTTTTGTCATGGTTTTATCTCCAGTCTTGCCTTGCTGCCCAAATCTTATTGTTTTTATAATATTTCCCACTTTAGCTACTACAACATGTGATTTAGTAGGATGTCCTGGTGTTCTCTTTGGTTTATTAAAACCAGATACACCTATTCTTTTTAATATGCTTCTATATTTATTTGCTTTGTCCGACATTTTTCTTATCTATTTTTTGTGCTTCTAATCTCAACTTTTCTTCATCATTCATCATTCCTCGTTGAGTTTTTACATTTTCTAATATTTGTTTTGTTTTATCTATGTCTTGCATTTGCTGTGCAGTAGCATTATCTTGTTGTGCTTGTTGTTGTTGTGATTGCATAACTTGATCTATGTATGCTACCATTTTATCAGCTCCTGTGATAGGTGCTGACTCAACTAATGTTCTAACATCTACAAATGCAGGATTTATTTGACCTATAACATTGCTTAATGCAATCATTCTATTAAAATTATCTTCAACATTTGTTATATTGTCTTCACCTTCGTCTAATTCAACATATACAGATGGGTTATCAACATTATTCAATATATTACCTGCATAGTTTAAGTTAACAATAATGTCTTGATATATATCATCATTTTTTAATCTCAATATTCTATCTTGCTCTGCATAAACAAAACCAAAGTTATCTACAAAGTCTTCAGCTATAACTTTTCTTATACGAGATAAATTTTTAAAATATGGGTTTATGGCTGCTGCAGCTCGTTGTACTTTTTGTTCAAACAACACACCTGACTCTCCAGACCTAGCTGTCTCACCTTTCATAGCTTCTGATACTAAAGATACTCGCTGTGCATATTGTACTGAGTTTTCTGCATTAGTAAGAATATCTGGTGGCACTGAGCCTGGACCCAGTCTTTGAGGAGTAATGGCTGGATTATTAAGCTCATATACCATGTTCGGCTGATTTCCTTTTTCTTTAAGAGCTTTAATCGTTTCTTTTTCTCGTTTATCGATAAATACACCACCAGATAATATTTGTGTCACATAATCTCTAACTTGTGATTTTGATTTGTTTACATCATCTTGTATATCTAATAATAAATCTACTAAAGAAGTTTGTTCATTAACCTGAACATTATAATTATAACTCCACACAGGAAAACAATCAAAGTTTGATGTCCCATGCTTTGCTTCTTCATCCATTACTACTAAATTTTTAAAATAAGGTATTATAGTAGTTATATGTATTTTTTCTTTATCAAATTCCCTAACTATAGCAAGTGCTGGATTATTTTTTTTATTTTCTGCAAATTCTTTTTTCTCAAACACAAAATAATCATTACCATCAAATGCAGTTACCATTTTTTTAATTCTTCTTTCCTGCATCTCTAATACACGATATCTGCCATTTTCTTTATCATAGTGTTCTAAGTTATTACTATAAACTCTATCTGTCATTCTTCGTATTGTATCAGATAATTGGTTCCACCACCACAAGCTTCTTTCTTGTTCTTCGTCTTGTGGATCTACATTGTATTTTTCTGCAATAACATCTAATGGCTCCCAGCCTTCTTTAATCATCCATCTGCAATGTTTTAGCCTATAATCATTTGCTCTAGTTTCTGGATCTATGTGTACTCTAAAATTATTTACAACATCATATTTAAAATCTAAATAACCTTCTTCATTAATTTCAAAAGATCTTTCAATCCAACCACCTAGTTTAGTAGTTAGTGCATCAATAAAAGCAATTTGCAACTTATCTTCAAAATCTTGTTCGTCTTGTATTGCATTCCACCTACCTTGTACAACATCTGCAACTTGCACTCCACTTACATTGGTTGGTTTAAATCTAGCATTTCTTCTATTTAGTTGTTCATTACCTACAAGTGTAGATACAATAGGTGTAATTATATTGTATTTTAATGTAGGCTTTTTGTATTTCTTAGCATTTGTTTTTTCATCTGTTGTCCAGGTATCATTATTTAAATACCTAACTGCTCTTTCTGATTCTGTTCTTGCTTCTTGAAATGAATCACGAGCATAATCAAATGCTTTTAGAACTTTGTCGGCAGGTTTACTTATTGTTCCTGAATAAGATTTAGACATTTATGATGTTTTCCAATTTAAACTTCCACCTGATATTTTATTCAATAACTTATATCTCCAACCCTTTTCTTGTTTTTCTCTACCAGTTTTTGTAGGTAATACTTTAAGTGCACCATAGGCAAGTGCATCAAAAGCATGATCCTCAGACTTAGTATCAACATCTTCTGGGTTCAATTCTGCTGCAGGTAAGTTAGGAATAGTTTCACAACAATAACTACAATTTTCTGTAAATCTTATTTTTGCATTACCTTCATCTGGAACTTCTAACCCTTCATACACTATTTTTGCCTTAGCTTTTCTATCATTGTTACCCCTCGATAAAAATATGCTTTCATCTCCATAGAAATCAGCAGGACTATAAAGTGCACCTTCTTTTTCAGAGTGCTTGGTCCAGTATGCAGGATCAGCAATATCATCATCAAAATCTGTAGGCTTGAGTTTATATTTCTTCCAGGTGTACTCATTAACCATTTGTGCTTGTTTAGAAGCAGATAAACCTGTTTCGACAATTTCATCAAAGATTATCATATCCCCATTACGATCCACTGCAGCAAATAAACATACAAATGGAGCCTTTGTTCCATAATCGTAGAATCTAAACAAAGTATATTTTTGCTTTAGATCCTTATCTACTTTAAATTCAGACTTCGAAAGTATATGGTGCATAGGATTCCAATTGTCAAAGTAAGTTCCTGCAAAGACATCCCACCGACCCTCTAGCCACATTGCCCTTAATATTGGATTTAGTTTCTTTAGCTTCTTGACATAGGCTGGGTCATTTTTCAACAAGGTGGGATTGTCAAATACTGTGGCTGGAATAAATTTCCATGAGATTCCTTCTTCATCATAGTATTTTTCACCTGAAGTTAACCTAGCATAATCTACATCAAAATCTGTAGAATGAACAAACCCATCTTCAACTGGTGGACATCTATCTACAAATTTTTTCTTGAGCCATATATGCCCTACATTTCCTGGATTTGATGTTAAACAAATCTGTGGTTTAAGGTCAGCATTATCTGTTCTTACAGATGTAGATAACTCATCTACCCAACTTTCAGGAAACTGGTTCGCTTCATCTATGCCAATAAAATTATAGTTACCACCAATATAGTTATCTAAAGCTCTTCTATCCTGGCAATGTACTAAGTAAACCTTGGCACCTGAGGGAAACTGGTAGCACTTATTTCTTTCTTGCCAACTGGCATCATACAACTTGTATAGCTTATCACACTCAGGCTTGAGGTTTCTTTCAAGTTGTGGGTATGTCCTTCTGATAAGTAAGGCGATAAAGTCAGGGTAGTCAATTGATATTCGTTCAATAACAAGCTCTGGCTTTTTACCTTGCTTCCTAAGCTCTTTGACTTCTGCTTTACTAAGTATTTTACGATTATGCTCATAATGCCATCTCCTAGGTGTTAGTGCTGCTTTCCAGGATAACATCAGTGATTTACCACCACCTCTTGCTCCACCATAGAATACCCAGTCTGCAGTGTCTTTTAAAAATTCAGTTTGTTTTCCAGGATGTGGTATATAACTTACCATTCCACAACTCCTGCTTTATGACTGCTTTGTATATAAGCTTTCCTGTTACTTGTTGGTTTATTAGATAAATTCCAATTAGCAGCAGACTTATGCCAATCCTTCATCTTGTTTCTACCTACCATCCAATCCTTACTTTCATAAAAGTTCCAAAACTTCTGTCCTTGCAACTCTGGATCTACATAAGACTTTTCTTTAAAGTATGTTATTACTTCTTCCATATTAGGTATCTTAAAAGGTTTTTTTCTTTTTTTTACTTTTTCTTTTACTTTATCCTTATCTATATCTTTATCTTTATCTTTATATATATCTTTAGCATCTGCTTTGGTTCTGGCTAGGTCCTGCTTAGGATCTGCCAAGGGTCTGCCTAGGGTCTGATCAGGGTCTGGGTTGTTTAAGATATCATCTAGTTCATACTTTTCTATCATAGCAATTACAGATTTATGTACATTATTATTAGGATTTAAGTTTTCTCCATATTGAAATTTAATGAATTTAGGTAAAAACCATTTATCATCTTCAAGTATTATGATTCTATTACCAAATACATTTAATACTTCATCTTTAGTATAAGTACAATTAATTAAAAATGATGCTAATCTCATATTCACATTCCATATACCTACATGATTACATGTTCTACATATATAATCCCAGAATGCTTTATACTTTACATCTAACTCATGATACCATTCTTTATGATAAATATCAGTATCAGTGTATCTCTTTGCCATCCTTTACCTCTCTCTTTTGATAGTATGTTTCACTATCTGCTTTTAACTTATCTATTATATCCTTCCTGGTGTTACCCTCAGCTATAGTTATATATATACCTGATTTAGTCCTCTTCTTGACAAACCATTTAGGATCTCTCTTACTTTCTTTCTTGTAACCACTCAATGACTTCTCTCCAATCGTATCTTATTAGTTTACCACCTCTACCAGAATTATCTATAGCTACTGGTAGTCCACTCTTTCTCCACTTATATACTGCTTGTCTACTTACAGACAATAACTCACATAACTGCTTAGTTGTTACTAAACCATCCATATACTCTCCTTGTCTCCACTCTCATAAATCATATAAATATCCTCTCTTTTGATATTTGTAAATTAAACTTATTTGGTTAATTATGTCAACCAATTATTTTTTCTGTTTTGTGTAAGAGCTACATAAATAACATAACGAGGGGGTCGACCCAAAAACAGGGTGGATCGAGCATTAATTTTATGGCTCAAATACCTTAATATTTATGGCTCGAGGAGACCTGTGCAACATAATACATATTTTGTTGCATAAACTGTCAAATCAGGGTCCAATAATATAGCACAATGCATATTTATATGAACTTATATTTTCAAATAAAATTACCTGATCCCAAGGCAATAGATATATTTTTTTTCTCCCTTACATATATAATGTGTAGCCTAAATAAATATTGCAACTTTTTTATTTAAATCAAAATAAATGTTGCATTGTAAACTTTGTAAACCTTATATTGGTTGTAGGTTAATTATTAAATAATAAATGAAAGGTTATAATAATGAAAATAAATAGAGAATATAAATACTTTGTTGTAGATACTTGTGATTGGTTAATTGTATCAGGTTGGGAGTATAAAGAAGATGCACTAGAAAACCTAGATGATTTGCTTGAGGGTATGTCTACAGCTGTTACAGGTGATTACAAGATATATACAGCTAGATATCTCAACAGTAAAGATATTAATCCATTTAATCCTGATAATTGGATTAGTAATGATTATTACGATAAGAAAGATAATGATTATGATTGTGGTGTATGTGAAGATACAGGTAAGAAAGAATCATTTGATTTAATGTCAATGAAAGAATCTATTGAGGATTGTCCTGATTGTAAAACTAAGCAATACAAGGTAACAATGAAAGAAATCAAATATTGTTATTATATTGTTAATGCTAAGTCTGAAGATGATATCAGAGATAATATGAATCCTGAGATAGATGGTGAACATATCTATACTAAGCCTAAATCAGATGAAATAATCGGTGTTGAGTTATATACTGATAATGATGTATTAACAGAAGAAGATGCTCAGGGAACTATCAATAACCCATTAGATACAGAAGAAGTTAGAAAGTTAAAAATGCAATTAGATTGGTTTAATAGTTTTGTAGATGCAATCCAAACATGGGATCATAAGCTATACAACAATGCATGTAAATATGCTGATGAAGTTGAAGAGGGTTGTATATAAAACCTCTGATGAGCTAGTGAGATTCTAGCGAAACACCTCTTTATGAGGTGTCAGGTTAACTTAAAATAAATAATGAAAGGAATAGTTATGAAACTATCAGATGTAATAATGGAAGTACAAAATACTTTAGAATGTGAAAGAAAATCATATGATGATGGTGCTTGTCAGGATGAGAATATTAAGGGATGGATTGAAGCCTTAGAATATACTCAGGGATTACTTAATAAAGTAAAGCCTAATAAATACAATGGTTATACTAATAAACCAACTTGGCAAATCATGTCATGGATTAATAATGATCAGGTAATATATAAGCATTTTCATGATAAATTATCAGGAATGATTGCAGATGCACCAACAGAATATAATTCAATTTTAATTGAATTAGCTGATTATATTAAAAGTTGGTTTAATGCTGATGAAGAGTTAAATGTTAATCTAACTCAATCAAATGCAATTGCTGATATACTTAATTATGTTTTAGATATCATTAATTGGGAAGAGATTGCTGAACATTTAATTGATGATGTAATAAATGTAATGGAGGATAAATAATGGCAATAATAAAAAATCACATTGAGGAACAAAATGATTTTGAGATGGATCCATTTAAAGCAACAATGATTGCTGAAGGTGACTTTGCTATGGTTGGTGTAGATTGTCCTACAGAGGAGCTTGTAATAAGAGCTTGGCAGTATCTCTTAGATACAGGCTTATGTTGGAGTTTACAAGGATGGTTTAGCAGAACAGCAAAATCTTTAATTGATCAGGGAATAATAACTGAAAGTGAGGTTAAATAATGCGATTTAAAGACATTAAGTTTGAAAAGCATAGTATGTGTAGCTATAAAGATATTTTTGCTGTACAAGCATATATATCGCTTCCAAATGGTCAATGGATATCTATTGTAGGTGGTGATCATAACTCAGGATTGTATGGTAATGGTATAACTACATTTGAGATTATGTCTAGCAGTACAGAAAAAACAATACGAGGTGTTAAAGGTTGGAGAAGCAAACATCAAGTGATGAATCATATTAGATATTTGTTAACAAAGCCTATGCATTTTCCTGAATCAGAAATAATAGAAAGGAGCAAGTAATGAAATTATTTAAATACACATTGTTTATTATAGGGTTTTTCCTGGCATTTGGAGAGCCATTTATAATGCCAATAATAGGTTTGGTTTGTTGGTGGATATGTTATATTTTAGATGATGGAACAATGTTTTATAAACAGGAGAATAAATAATGTTATTATCAATATTGCACAAATTTTTAGAACATTTTAATTTAGGATTATATTATACAAATGATCCTGTAATTAGAATACCTTCTGAAGATGGATTTGTTTTTAAGATTAACTCTATAGACACTGTTAAAATGAATAGTTTAGTTAAAGAGTTTAATGAACAAGCAAAAAGACAGGTTGAAACACCATCTGAATACAGACAGACCTGAGATTAATGTTCGGTAAGTCTTACTGATGATTCCTAAATGGATGAAATAGGGTGCTAGTCACCCTATATAAGACAATGAGAGGTAATAATGAAATTAGAAAATAATAGTTTATGCAAACATGATAAATGTAATCATGATAGCTTTAAAGAAATAGGTAGAAGCAATAGCTTTGGATTTACAGAAGTAGAGTATGAATGCGAAGATTGTAATTCTGTAGGTTCATGGATATGTTTAGACTCAGAGAATATTGCATGGGATGATCCTTGCGATTATAATAATTAATTGCATAATAATATTATTTAATGTAATTTTTGTAAACAAATGGGTGGTAGTTTTAACCTCTAACCTAGGTTATTTCCTTTCATTTATGCTATCACCCATTTTTAGAGAGAGGAAGTTATGGTAGAGCCGATTAAAAGTAAAGCATTAATCAATAAAATGGTTAAGTTTTTAGAAAAGAAAAATCCAAGAGATGCATTGTTATTCAGGATTGGTATAAATACTATTTTGAGAATTTCAGACATAATTACATTGCAGTATGATGAATTGTTTGATGATGATGGAAATATTAGAACTTATTTAAATTTGCATGAGAAAAAAACAGGTAAACATAAAAGAATTAAATTAAATAGCTTGATTCAGGAAGAAATTATTAAGTATGTTCACTCAAAGCATTTATCAAGAAATGATTATTTATTTTATAGCATGAAAAACAAACATAAGCACATAGACAGGACCAATGCATGGAGAGTATTAAAAAAAGGTGCTAATGCTGTTGGTGTAGAGAATTTTGGTACACATTCTATGAGAAAAACTTTAGCATATTTTATTTATAAATCTACAAACAATATATCGCTTGTTATGAAAATGTTAAACCATCAAAACCCTGCAGTTACATTAAGATATATTGGCATAGACCAGGATATGATGGATTCAGCTTATGAGGAATATTCTTTATGAATAAAGAGCAAAAAGCATTATTAAATAAACAAATACAAAAACTTAATGGTGTTAATCAGGATAAAGAAAAAGCAAAAGCACAGGCTAAATCATTAGGTGTAGTATTGCCTGATGAAAATGCATTGTCATATGAGCCTTTATTTGAAAAGAAAGGTCAATATAGAATAGATGAAAAACATTTTGCATTAATGTTTATGGAAACTATGCAAAAAGAAAATACTGATGGTGATCTTGTTCCTAGATTTACTACTATATCTAAAATGTTAGGCATCCATAGAAATACTTTAATGGATTGGTGGAAAAATAAAGATGAATTACAGGCACAACAATCTGCATTAGTGTCTGAAGGTATGAAATATGTATCTAGTGCATTGATGACTGAGCTTATAAGAATGCTACAGGCATTGAATCAGGCAGATTATGTCAAGATGATAGATAAGCCTAGTGAGATGAAAAATTTTATAACATTGATGAATTTAATGATGAACAAAGTAAGATTGTTTACAGGTCAAAGCACATCAAATGTAGCACATAAACATCAAGTAGCAATGGTGGTGCCTGATGAAGAAGGATAAGCTTATGAATGGATGGTGGTATGAAGCTTTTTGTAGTCGCAATCCAAATGACAATAGACTTAAAAGAGCAGATGATGTGATTAACTATTATAAGTTTCCAAAACTGTGTCCTGATTGTGAGGAGTGTTGGGAAGTTAAATCTGCTGATATTAAAAACCCATATCACTATTATAAAAAAGGCACATTGCCTACTTATGGTATGGAGCAAAAACAATGTCCTAAATGCAAGGAAAAGATTGGGGAAAATAAGTAGATCATTAGGCAAGACTGGTGAGTACCTTGCTATGTATGATATTGCATTGCAAGGCTATGAATGTTTTGAAATTAATGGTAATATGAGTTTTGATTTAGGATTAGTAAATAATGGCGATGTTATTAAAGTGCAAGTAAAATCTACAAGTAAAAAAAGAAATAAAAATTCATATCAATTTAGAATATGCAGAACTACTAGAAAAATGAGAAGTTGTGAAAAAACTGTGTACAAAGAAAAACATTACAACACATATGATGTAGATATTTTAGCACTGGTATTTATACCATTAAAAAAAGTTATATACATACCATTTAGTTGTGTAGTAGATAAAAAATATTTTAATTTAAATGGTGATGAAGAGTTTAATTTAGAGCAATGTTTAGAAATATATAGAGAGACAAAGGAGTGAAGATGAAATACATAAATACAAGAGAGATGCCATATGAAGTATGGCTCAAAGAGAGACAACATTCTATAGGTATGAGTGATGTAAGTGCAGTCCTGGGTCATAATCCATACAAATCTAATGTAGATTTATACTTTGAAAAAGTAAATGGTTTAGAACCTGTAGAAGATAACTTGCACATGAGATTGGGAAGAGACCTGGAGCCTATTATCAAAAAGTTATTTGAAGAGGAAACAGGACTAAAAGTATTTAATGATAATAAAATTAGGTTTGATCGTAGATACAGTTTTTTAACAGCTAATTTAGATGGATTTGTAACAAAAGAAAAAGTTGCTGTAGAGTATAAGACAATGTCGTTTTGGGATGGTGAGATACCTGATTATTATTATTGTCAAATACAAGGTCAGATGATGATAACACAAACACCATATATATACTTTTGTGGATTGGTTTTAAATCATACAAAAGAATTTTTTGTAGAAAAATATTACAGGGATGAAGAGTTTATAACTAATATGAGACAAGAGTTAATAGATTTTTGGTTAAACAATGTAAGTAAAAAAGTACCACCAATTCCCAGGTCTACAAGAGATGCAAGAAAAGTATTTAATCAAGTTGATCCTGATAAAATATGTGAAGCATCCAATGATGAATTAGAAGATATAAATAGTTTAAATCAATTAAGTAAAACAAAAAAAAGATTGCAAGATGACATAGAAAAAACACAACTAAAACTAATGAAAAAAATGGAGAGCAGTGAGTTGTTATCAAGCAATGGTTTGGATTTAGCTACATGGAAAAAAACTAAACCTAGAAAAAAGTTTGATATGAAGCAATTTAGAAAAGATCATCCTGAATTGCACCAGGAATACATGCAAGAGGTAGATGGTCAAAGAAGATTTATAATAAAAATAAAGGAAAGATAATGGATATCAAAGAGTCAAAAAAGAAAACAAAAGCTTTGACACAAAAAACCAATGATATTTATGGTATGATAAAGTCAAGGTCTGATGCTTTTCAATCTGTTTTACCAATGAACAGCAATACACAGCAGTTTGTAAATGCTTGTTTGATAGCAGTGCAAAGTAACAACAAATTACAACAATGCAATCCTAAATCATTAATTAAAGCTATGATGGAATCTGCAAGATTTGGTTTAGAACCAAACAGTCCATTGATGGAAGCAGCTCTTGTTCCATATGGTAAAGATGTACAATTTTTAATTGAGTACAGAGGTATGTTAAAATTAGCTTGGAATAGTGGTATGATTAAAATGATAGATGCAGATGTAATATGTGAAAATGATGATTATGAATATGTTAAAGGATACAATCCAAACTTTTATCATAAACCATTAGTCACAGGGGAAAGAGGAGAGCCTATAGCATACTATGCATATGCTAAACTTAACAATGGTGGTGACACATTATGCTTGATGTCAAAACAAGAAATTATAGATCATATGAAAAAGTTTGCTAAGGGATATAATAGTAGTTCAAGTCCATGGAAGAGTAACTTTGATGCAATGGCTAAAAAAACAGTGTTAAGACAATTGATAGACAAGCAGCTGCCTAAGTCTACAACTAAAGAAAGTTTGATATTGTCAAGTGCTGTTAGTAACTCTGATAAAATCATAGACCAGGAGGCTGAAGAGATAGTACATCCTGTAGTATTGGACCAGGATATAGATTATTCTTTTAAAGATACAGCTGAAGGTTTAATGTCAGAAATTAAAATGAATGGCAATGGTCAACAGGCAGAAGATATGCTACTGAAAGTAACAGGAAAAAAAACTATATCTAATGATTTTTCTGAGCCTACAAAGAAAGAAGTATTAGAAAGGTTGAACAACCTATTATAAGTGTAAGTAAAAATGGGTCATTGGTGGACTCTCTTTCATTAATTATTCCAGGTAAGCCTATAGCTCAAAAGAGACATAGGCATACTAAAAAAGGTTTTACCTATGACCCATCTAAACTAGAAAAAGATGATTTTATAAGCAAAATAGAAAAGAAGCCTAAATTGCCTTTTAATTTTAATATACATCTGCAGCTATACTTTTATATACCTAGACCTAAAAACCACTACAGAACAGGCAAATACAGCGATCAATTGAAAAAGGGTGTGCCATACTATTGTAAGTCTAGACCTGATATAGATAATTATATAAAATTTGTAATGGATTGTCTAAATGGTATTATGTACAAAGATGATTCGCAAGTAGTGCATGTTGAAGCTACTAAAATATATTCAACAGACCCACAAACCATAATAATAATAAAGGAGATGATAGATGTCTGATTATGACAATAATATGAAAGGTGTTTTGTTTGTAAATGAAAAAACAAAAGAGACACAACCTGATTTTACAGGAACTATAGTTATAAAAAATGAAGAGTACAGATTGTCTGCATGGAATAATGTAAGCAAGGCTGGTAAAGAGTATAAAAGTATAAAGGTAACGACAAAGGAAGAAGCTGAAAGCTTTAAAAAGGACACTACGAGCAAACCTGATTTAATAGATAATCCTGAAACATTCAAAGACGATATTCCTTTTTAATCTTTGAAAAGAGATTACGAAAAAACTTTTCAAGAGAGACAGAGTAGTAATCACAGAGACTTAGCACAGACCAAGACAGACGAATATTTCGCAGATAGAAACGACCTGTTCTACATGAGGATTGGTTTTGATGAATTAGATAATAAAGTCTTATCTAAATACTGGATGAAGTTCCCTGCATTTTTAAGAAACATGCCTGATGCTTGTGTAGTAAAAGGCAATCACTTTTATTTTATAGAAGTAAAAGGATGTAGGGATATTCTTCGATTAAAATTAGAAGATATGGAATCATATGATAAATGGAATCAGATAGCACCATTGATTATATTTACATATTCTTCTATGGCAAGAGAGTTAAAAAAAATAAGGTATCAAGCATTAAAAATAATTACAATAGATTGTGATAGAGATAGATACCATGACAATAACAAGGAGTATTACAAAATACCCTGGGAATACATAGAGAGGATGAAATGAGTAAATTTGAAATAGTATATCCAAAAGCATACAAAAAAAATAATAAAAACATAATAGAGAGAATTGAAAAAGACATGCAATTATATGGTAACAATATGATTGATGGTGTTCAACATGATGCTATGAAAGTAAGTGCTCACTATCTTTTTCAAGGTGTTGTAGGATGTGGCAAAACCACATTGGCTAAACTTTTGTTCTATTCATGTAGAAGATTTGGTAATTCATCAGATACTAAAATGACAAGCTGTAGAAGTATGTATGAAGAGTATTTGCGATTGATGGGATCTGAGTACAGTGATAAATATGATGCAATATCAGAGTTAAGTGATATTACTAAAAAAGAAGTTTTATTGATAGATGATTTAGGTGATGAAAAACCTAACACAGATGCAGCTCATGATTACATTGGTGGATTAATAGAAAAAAGATATGAGCATGTTAAAAACTATTATCCAGGAAACAGACTAAACTCTGTTACTATTATAACTACAAACTTAACTGGACAACAAATAGTAGATATGTATGGATCAAGAGTTTACGATAGGATACAAGAAATCTTTGTTATTTGTAAGTTTAATGATGTATCTTTTAGGGAGAAAAAAAGGACAATAATTAAAGGTTAATATGACACCTAGTAAACATGAAATAGAGCAAAAGAAAAAAGAAAGAGCAGCAGCTAGAAGGCTGATGATAGACAAATTAAGGTTTTGGGTAGGTGTATTTAGTGTGCCTACCATACTAATAATGGCTTGTATGTTAATAGGTGCTGCTTACTATCTTGGTGAGTCACAACTAGCAGTTGTCACTGGTTTAATTTCGACTATAACTCTGGGCTTAATTAATGTCCTAACATCTATGGTTGCACCTCCTCCACCAGAAGATCCATTGGCTACTGTAGCAAAAGATTTAGTGCATCACTTACAGGACCAATCACAAAAAGATATGGAAGTATCTATGGATAGAAACAAAATTAAAATTGGTGGAAATGGTATGAAAGTAGATTCCCAAACACCTGAAAGTCCTATATGGGGCGATGATAAACCATTTAAAAAAGGTAAAAAATAATGTTATTTTTAACATGGTTTACAGTAGTTAGCATAACAATAGGAATAGGCGAATACTACAATTGTGAATACCCAAGAGTAGAAGATGGCTATAGTAGTGAAGGATTTTTTTGTAACTGGGAAGACAGAGATTTTTACAAAGAAGAAGACAAGTGGATACTTAACAAAGTAGATTCTACAGATAATTGTTTTGAAGAAAAAGCTCGTAAAAAGTATTGGGAGAAAAGAGAGTGGAATTATTAATAGCTATAGTAAAAGGTTTTTTTATATCAATACCAATATGGATATTATATCTGTTAGCTAAGATAGCAATATTAGATTGGTGGTCAAAGAGAGGAATCAAATGAGAGACGATTTAACAAAGTTCAAAGAGATTGTCAAGGAAATAAACACAATTATATTTGGCAAAAAAATAATACACAAAGTTGATTTAAATTCTATGGGATGGGTAGACTTGAAAAAGTATGGAATGAAGCATGGCATGTCATTCATAGATACTTGTGTTGATAGAAAATCACTCATAAGAAAAATTAAAGAACTATGAACTGTATGTGTGGCACTGAATTAATATGGGGTGGTGACCATGATTATGAAGATTATAGTCAAGAAGGTAAAGGGGTAGTTAGCAACCTATCTTGTCCTAATGATGATTGTAATGTTCAGCTAATAATTATGTATGTAGGCGATTCTATTTAGCTGGTGGTTCAGGAAATACTTTAGGTAATTTTAAATATTCTACTTCCATTTTGGTTTTTAGCAAATCAACTATTTTATAAGATGCATCAACCTTTTGTCTGTTAATATCTAAATCTGCTATTTTTCGAGAAATAAATAAATGTTCTGTAGTTCCTTCTTCATATTCATTTAATTTTTTCATTAAACTATCACGAGTTTTATCAAATTTTACAATTTCATATAAATAATCACCTTTAATTTCTGATATTGTTTTATCTAATTCAGGCAATGGATCTATATCATTGGCAATAGCTCCCATATATGTTTCTCTCAACATATTGTAATCACCATTAGTTATTGCTAATTTAAATAATTTTCTAGCTTTTTTATTAGTCATACCTGCACTACTAGGAACAAATAAATCTGTTAATTTAAATTTCTTATCTTCTCTTAATGCATTTTGTGTTGCATAAGGCAAAGCAGATTTTACAGTAGTTTTAAACAGACCCATTACCCAATTTAATTTTGTTTTTTCATTCACATCATAATTTGTAAAACCACTTAATGTTTTACCTGTAAAAACTTGTGATATATATTGCAATAAAGGCGATGCTTTTGAACCTACTCTTTTTATAGCTGCTTGTGGAAAATTTAAACCAGTGTCATCATAAAACATTTCTGGCAATTCTTTAAACTGTTTTCCCCATCTTAAATATTCTTCTCTACCTTGTTCATCTCTTCCATAGAAAATTTTAGTTTTACTACCAATTGTATTCCCAAACATACTTCTTTCCCACCAATAGCTAGGTTTTAATTTATTTTTTTCTATATCTGGATATCTATCAGGATTTTCTTTTATGTCGTGCTCTCTTAAAGCTATATTAAGTGCATTCATCATTGTACCAAAAAACAATAATCCATTTAACCAAAATTTAGCACCCATTTTTTTTCTTAATTTTATCATTTCAGGGTCTTTGTATACACTACCTATACCTGTTACAGATAAAGCCTGTCTAGTAGTAGATGCTAACCAATCAGGTGACAAAAGTAACAAAGATAAATATTGTTGCATTTTAGGACTTACCATTAATAAATCCCAATTTTGACCACCAAATGTATCATTAACAAATTGTGCTAATTCTCTTTTAACTTTTACTTTATCTGCTTCTCCATATTTGTGAAGATGTTTGTTTACTAAATTTTCATATGCTAGTATTTTAAACCCATCATGTAAATAATCCCATAAAGCTCTATCCCAAGCTTCATTTATTTTAGACAAACCTTTTGCACTTTGTGATAAACCTGGTATTTTTGCAACCCTGGTTTGAAATACATCTAAACCTGCTTGAATTTTATCTACAGGTATATCTGCTGTTGCACCTAATTGCCCACCACTTGATATAAAATCTTTAGCTACATCTGCTTTTTGCCATGCTAAATTATCGCCTTTTATCATTCCTCTATATACAAATGTAATTGGATTAACATGTTTAAAAGTTTTAACTGGACCAACTATAATTGCAGCAGCTTCAGATAATGCTAGATGATGAAAAAATGAAAATGATAAATTTATTTTTTTCATAAATCCATTAATAGATTCTAATGCTGTTATTATTTTACCATTACTTCTAGCATACTCATTTGCTCCTAATATTTTGCCTAATGGTACATATATATCTGGATGAACTTTGTCATAAGCTCCAGTAACAGGATTTTTCATAGCAGGATGTTTTATTTCTTTCCATTCAGGTGGAGCATTCTGTGCTGTCGTAATAAGTTTTAAATCATTAGTATTTTTTAAAGACCTCATATCTTTTATAAACTGTTTATTAGCTATAGTTTGATGTACAGTATTTGCATATATTCTTAATGTTTTGCCTATATCTAAATACTTTGGTTTTAAATCAAATTCTTCAATACCTTCCATTAAAGTATTTATATATCTTTTGTTTTGAAATTTATTGTTTGTGGTAAACCAAGATATTAAACCTTGTTGTTTGTTTTTTGGCACATCCCATATGTGTGTGACATAATCTTTTAAAGCCTTATCACTTAAATCTTCATTCCATTCTACTTGCATATCCCACAACTTAGAAAATTCATTTTTAAATTGTTTTACAATAGGTTGCAACTCGTTATAAATACCATCCTTACTTAATATGTCATATAAATCTTTTCGACCTAACTTGTCTATTAATGGAGTTAAATTAACATCTTTTATTTTTTCACCAAACTCTATTAAAAATGGTATTGCTTCTCTTTCTAGAGATGTAGTTTTTTCATTTAACTCATTAATTAATATTTCATTTTCAAAACCTTTAGTAGCTCCATATACATGCCTTTTGTAAATTATATCAGGGGTTTTTTTATCTACCATTTCTTTGGCAGACTCATTCATTAATTTATTTTTTTCTTCTTTTTTTCGTCTTTCTAGTTTTAGTTGATCTAAAGTTTTAGACTTAGGTTTAAGAGAAAAAGTTACTTTTCCTGGTTCTGGTCTTTTAAGGTCTTTTGTGCTTGTACCGAACTCAGAGGAATACTCTTTGTAGACTTCCCAGATCGGTTTGTAAAGGAGATTGTCGGCTGCTCTGAGTATATTCTGTGATCCTTTGAAACGAGGGAGACTCCTCGCTTTTTTAATAATTTTATTATATTCTTCTTTTGGGACATAATTGCTTTCTGTGTTATATATACCTGTTTTGAATTTAACATCTTTCATTTTACTTTGCAATAATTTTATTGCATCATCTAAAATAAGAGCATGGTTTTCACTTTCTAAAAAAAACTTTAGACCACTATGATCACCCATTTCTGAAAAGTTTGTAGATTCATTCATAACTTTAGGGTCTAATATTTTATGTATTTTTACTATTTCTTTTTCTGTAAATGGTGTGCCATCTTCTTTCTCTAATAAATAGCTTATATCTTTACTATTATCATCAGGTACAGGTCTTTCAGCTATAACTGCATCTTGCATCATACTATCACCAAAGAATGCACCAACAGTTGTAGCTTGTTGCAAACTACCACCTGGCAATATAATGTCATTAGCTATCTCTAAAGCTCCCCAAGAACCCAATCTTCTATTTACTATATATGGAAATTTTAATTCTTCTAAAAATTTAATTCTACCTCTGTCATCAGTAATACTATTCATAGCATCACTCCAATATGCTTTTTGCAAATCAGGAGATAATGTTACATCAGGAGCTAAAAATCCTCTAGACACTCCAGGATTAAATCCTACTATTAATCTAGGAGCAATAGCTTTTTCTCTAGCCATTATATCATCTATATATAAAGTATTGGTCCATGTATTTTTATCTTTTAATGTTTCTTTTGTTAGCTGTACATCTTTGCCTTTTACTTTCATTGTATTCTTTTGACCTGGCAAAGGTGCAGTTTTAAATGCAGGATTTATAAATTCTGATGGTATCCACTCACCATTTTCTTGCATTCTTCTTATTATAGCTATTTCAGGTGCTGCATATTCTAATGCAGACTCCCAAGACCCATCACCTTTTAATTTTTCTGGATGCTTCCTTGGATGATTAGGTGGATACTTAATTCTTTTTTGATCTTTAACAGGAGATAAATTTTCTTTAGCATATTTCCAACCCAATGCTTGTACTTGTTGTGGATATATATCAAAATTTTCTCCTAATTTAGAACTTAAATATTGCATATATCTATGTTGTGGAACTCCTATAGTTGCACCTTCTGGATAACCAAAAAATCTACCCATATGAACATCATTAACAGTAAAAGGCATAAATTTATTTTCTACTGCTAACTCTGTGGATGCCATATAATTAGATATTTTTATTCCACCTTGATATGTACCAGTCTCATACATTTTCATTATTGCATCTATTTGCCTACCTGTAATTTTTAATTTCAAACCATTTGCTTTTGGTTTTCTAAGTGCTGCTCTAAAAGCACCTGGGTTTTTAATAGGATCAATTTGTCTAGCTAATATCATTATGTGTAATTGATCAGATAAATTTATTTCTACAGCATTCTGTGCAGATGTAATTCCCCAATTAATAGATGCTTCTCTCATGTTTTCTTGTAATGATATGTCTTTTATACCCTTACCAAAATCATAATACCAAAAACCAAATTCAGGATTCTTTTTTATTTCTGATTCTAATGTTTGAACTAATTCATCAAATCCTTTTGTGCCTTTTCCAGGACTTCCTGGCTGTTTTTGTAACTGCCTTTTAGTTGGCATAGGTTGCCTATTAAAAATAGCTCCTAATGCCCTTTCCTGAGGTCCTACAGGTATAGAAGGATGCTTTTCTGCAGGTTCTGGTACACCAATGTCTTTTCTTTTCTTATCAAAGCTTTTCTTTAAACTAAATGTTTCTGGCTTTATTGGCTTTTCTTTAATTTTTTGTATTGCAGGTTGTTGTGTTTGTTCAGTTAATCTTATCTGTTCTATTGGAGATGTACCTTTTAATGGATCTACACCTGAGACTCCTGGACCTGCATAAGCATCAAAATCTTTAACTATGTCTTCTGGTAAAAATGCCAACTCTGCTAATTCTGGATATTGATCAGCATATTGTAATCTATTAAGACCATAAGCTTTAGAAAATATTTCTATACCTGTTGGTAATTCTATTCCTGATTCTTGAGCTGCTCTTTCGATTGCTGATTCCCAGGCTTTAATTCGTTGTAATAACTCTGGATTTTCTTTTTGAAGTCTTTTGTAGATAGGTTCAATGATTGCATCTTCGACATAGGCATCTGCAGTTGCTCCACTATTGAGTATGGTCTTTTTCCCATCAGCCGAGTTTGACCCTGCTTCAATGAGCCTGTAGTTGTTTTCTCCTTTGACATATCCTGGTTCTCCTTCTTTTATTAAATCTTGTTCAAAATATTCTGGTGAATAATTTCTATCTATAATTTGTTGTTCAGTTAATACTACTTCACCAGGTTCATTTCTAAATTCTATTTCTAAATCTTCTGTGTATGGATTAGATCTATTTTCTTCATGTAGTTTCAATATGTTTTTATCTTTTACATTTTCTAATCCAGTTTCTTTTGCAAAACCTTCTCCTTGTTTTAGCTTTACAGGTGCTGTAGTTTTTGTTTCTACTTTCGCTTCTGGTAATCTTACAGGCTTTGTTTCTACTTTAGGTTTTGCTTTTGGTGTTTTAAATTTTGCATCTTTAGGAAATTCTAATGTATAAGGCTCTGCAGTTGTTTTAGCTTTGCCTTTTCCAGCTGGTGTGATGCTTACTACTTTAGGTTTTCCTTCTACTCCAAAAATACCTTTTGCTCTTTGCCACCATGGTTTGTCTGCTAAAAATATAATTTCTGATGTTTGCACAGGTATATTCTTACCTTCATTAACCATTTTTAGTATTTGTGCTTCTGTCATTTTTGGTTTTATTTGTTTAAATAATTGTTTAGCTTCAGGTGTTAATACTTTTTTTGTGCCACCAAACTTGCCTGATGGATTAACTTCTACAAATCCCATAGCATCTAATTTTTCTGCATTTATTTGTATTGTTTTTGGCATGTTATATTTAGTTATAAATTCTTTTGTAACTTTTTCATAAACATATTTATCTGGATTTTTAGAAAACTTTTTAAGTTCAGGTCTTCTTTGTACAAATTTAGAAGCCTTAGCTTTGCTAATACCACCACCAACAGCAAATGCTTTTCCTATAAAGTCTATCATTTCTACAGTGTTTTTAACTGCAGAAGATGATTGCTCAGGCAACAAATCACTTAAATTTTTACCTGCACCAACATGGTATGGATCATCATTTATTTTAGATATAAGAAAATTTTCTACTTCATCAATAGCCATAAATGTTCCTACACCTATTGCTGTTGATATAGGATTACTTGCAATACCTAAACCAACTGCACCCATCATTCCAGTTTCTAGCATTTCCATAGTAGTAGGATCACCTTGTATTCCAGTTACTTCAGGATTTCTTACAAGTTCATCATAATTTTCTCTTACATATGACATTGGCAAATCTAAATTATTAGATATATCTGCTATCAATAATGCTTTTTGTTTTTGCCTATCTAATTCTTTGCCTTTGCCTGTGACTATATCGCTTATAAAATTTGTAAATCTTTCAAATCTACCTTTTTCTATTGCAACTTCACCTTCAGGAATAGGTCTTAATTCTGGTTGTTGATATTCAATCCATCCTTTTTCTGTAGACTGCATAACACCCTCATCTGTCATGGCAAATCTTTTTTTAGTATCATAATTTTGTGCAAAATTTTGTATATCTTTTAAAGATGCAGTTTTAGCATCAGGCATTTCTATAGATTGAGGTTGTGCTTGAGTTGTCACAGAAGTTGAATCAGGAATTTCAGATTGCATTTGTGGCATAGATATTCTTTGGTCTATAGCATTGCTTTCTATTTGATTTTCTTGATTTTCATATAATGGCTTTTCTATTTCTTGAGTAGGCTTATCTTGTATTATACTAGCTTTATATTGAGGATATTTTTGTGTTATCTTATCAAACAAAAAATCATCCTCTACTTCATTATATTGAGGATATTTTTGTCTTATTATTCCTAAAAATTCATCTTTTGTATATTGTTCAGCCATTAATAGTTAAGCTCCACTTGACTAGGTGAAAATATATTTAATGGGTCATCTTCTGGTCTTTGCTGCTCAAACTCTTGAAATTCTTCATAATCATATACTTTTCTCATTGTATTTCTAGCTCTTTTTATATCGCTCATTGCATTGTTAAACCAAGTTCTTTTATCTATGTCTGGATTCTTAGCAGTTGGTGTAGGATATAAAACCCAATTACCTGTAACTGGATTAGTATAGCCTGTACCAGCAGGGATAGTTAAATTTTGTGCTACTTTCCATAATTCTGTTCTAATATCACTTATAGACTTACGAGCAACATTTTCATAATCTACTGTAGACCATGTTCCATCTTCATTTTGCGAAGCACCTAAATCTGTTTTAAATACTTTTAACAATCCTTCTATGTCTCCACCCAATGCTCTAGCATCACCTGAAATAGTGCTATATATGTCTGTTGCTGCAGCTACATAGCCTTCATTCTTTTTATATTGCCTAAAAAATTTAGCTCTTTGATTAGATCCTTTAGTTTTTGCTATAGCTTCTGATCTTTCTTTATTTTTTAAATTTGACAAATGTGCAGAATACAAATTTCTTTCATTCTTATTCATACTTCCTAGCTTATCATAGTATTTATTAATAAATTCTTTTGATGTTATAGTTTCGCCAAAATAATCTTGATCCATTGACTTCATAAGTGGAGACATTGTTTTTTTAGCTATTGCTATTTTTTCACTAGCTGGAACATTTAAATTCATAATTTCATTATATCTTTCATTTGACCCTGCATAGTATCTTATTGTGCCCATAGCTTCTTTAGTTTTTTTCCATTCTTTGAATTGACCTACATTTATTTTAGAAAAATCTACAGGTGTTTTAGTTTGCATAGGTTGCTGCTGTACAACTGGTTGTTGTGCAACAGGTTGCTGTGCCTGTTCAAGCACAGGATCTAAAGATACACCAGCTTCACCTGTTTTTAAATTAGGTTTAATATTATATTGATCTTCATTTTCTTTTAATGGATTAGGTGTTATAGCCATTTTATTATTCTCCTTGTCCCAATAAATATTGTTGATATTCCTCTTTAGTTATAGGTTCACCTGTCATAGGATTAAAATAAGTTTGTGGTGGAGCAGTTGGCGAATCTGCTCCATCACCTTGTGCGACATTAGAGGATATTGAGGAAGGGTTTAATGTGTTAAAATATTCTTCTAATTCTTGTATGGAACCTCCAGTTGCATTCATTAATTGTACTGCATAGTTTGACCTGTTAAATATATCTTCTGCTGACATCCCTGCATCTTGATATCGCTGCACCATATCTTGACCTAAGATTCCTTTAGCTTGTGACAATTGTGATGCTTGATCAATCTTCATTCCTATTCCAGCTGTTGCTACATTAGCTAATCCCTCTACTGCTATGCCTTTTAAATTTGCATCATATTGTCTCATTGCTTGTTTATATGCTTGTGCTGCTCTTTCTTTTTCACCTTCTATTTGTGCACTAACCTTCATAGCTTCTCTACCAATTTGTTGATTAGCCACAGTTTGAGCTGATGCAGCTCTTTCTGTAGCACCTGCTAATGCTTCTTGTGTTCCTTGACTAGCTGTTAGTCTTTGTTGAGCTTCAATACCTGAACCTGCTAAACCTGATCTTTGTACATTGTAACCTATTTGTTGTTGTGTTTTTCTAGATTGAGCACCTATATTCCTTAATGCAGGTCTCATAGCTTGTTCAAATACTGCATTGCTAGATTGTTGACCTCTAAGATTTGCTAAATACTTTTCCATGTATTTAGTTTGTGGTTTAAAATCTGATTCTTTTGGTTTATTTATTGCAGTAGTAGCTAATTTTGCTACTGATGGTATTGCTGCTGCTAATAGTTGCCAAGCCATATTAATATCCTTCCTTCAAATTATGTGTAATATCCTACTACTGTAGCTGAACAATAATATACAGCATTTGTTGGATCAAAATAAATCTGCATTATATCTCCTGCTGAATAACTATTTGTTTCACTACTAAAATCCCAAGTATAAACATTGTACAAATTAGTTGTATCGTATCCTGTATCATTTACATTTACTGTAACTGTATTAGATATAAAACTACCATTTTTAGCTAATCTAATATTTGTATTTCCTGGATGTACTGCACTATTACTTGTTCTTACCATATTCATATATATGGTTGTTATTTTTAAATTATATGGTACTATAAAAAATACATCATCATTACTATAGTCTATTAATGTAGATGCTTCATTTTGACCTGATACTAATGGCATATATCTTCCAGCACTACTACCTTGATACCAGCCACAATCTACAAAAAACTGACCATTTATACTAACATCAGCACCTGCATCATCTGTAAACATTAATTTATTAGGAGTATTGCTTTTAACCCATATTTGTCCATATCCTGCACTGTCTGATGCTGCATTAGATGCTTCTTTTATTTTAACAGCTTGTTCAGATTTAGTTTCTGAATCGGTTATAAAAAACTTATCTTCACCATCTGCTCCTATAGTTATATTTGAAGTATTAGATGTTATATAACAAGCTTCTCCTGCTCCATCAAAATATAATTTAAAATTTTCTAATATAGATATTTTGCTTTGTGCTTCGCTTAACTCTAGCATTTTATCACCACCAACATATATGTCTAATACATCATCAGAAGATTCTTGTATATAAGTATGACCTCCACCAGTAGAGCCAATAGCATTATCAAAAAATAATTTACTTGTAGCTCTAGCACCTATATCTCCTGTTCCATGGATCCCTAATATATTTGTATATGCATTGGCTGTTGATGATGATGAACCTGCTAATGTAGTTCTTAAATATATACTACCACCTACTGCTGTACCTGTACCTTGACCACCTTCTAAATACAATCTATATCCTTCTGAATTAGCACCTGTTACTGGATTAATAGTAACAGATGAATGCGAATTATCGAAACTTAAAATGTTATTATTTAAGCTAATTGTATTATTAGCTATAACCTGTCCTGTAAAAGTAGCATTTCCATTACCAAACAAAGTTAAAACACTAGAATGCACACCTTGTGTGCTAGAAGTAGCTCCACCAGGTGCTTGTGCTGTTTGAAATATTATATCACCACCTGACCCACTACCCTTACCTGCACTAGCTTTTATAGTTAAATTGTGACCTGATGTATCATCTGTTGTTTCATTAGCATTAGATATGGTCCCTGCTGCTTCGGTACCTAGTATTATGTCATTTCCATTAACAGTTAAATCACCAACTATTGTAGTATTCCCTGATGTAAACATCATAATATTAGTTCCCATAGGTGTTTGTATAGTTCCTGAAGTAACTTCTAAATTTCCTGATGAATCTAATACATTAGAACTAATTGTTATATCATTAGTATTGTGTGTTATAGTGGTCCCAGAACCAGCTACTAATGTCTTTGGTGTCATTGTAGATGTACCTGAACCTACAAGTATATTGTCTGTAGCTAAAGATGATAAACCAGTGCCACCACCTGTAACATTTATTGATGTATCAACTTCAGTTGTTTTTATTTCTTTGTATGTACCAGTAGTTTCTGTAAATACATTTAAACTATCTTTATCAGAATCATAAAACATAGATCCTGTTTTAGTCTCTGTAGATGTTTTTACAGGAACAACTAAACCACTTCCTTTTTTAGAATTTTTTACTTTTATAGTTTGATTAATTTCTACTGTGCTATCAAAAGATATTTTATTTTTATTTATCCTTAGGATTCTTTTATTCCTATTATTAATTTTAGCAATTAAATCATATGTTCCATCTGGATTCTGTTTAAAATTAATATTAGACATTATTGTTTAACTTGTCCTTGTAATAATATATCATATATTATAGACTCTATTTCATCAGCATTTTCTACTTCAAAATTAACTGATTTACCTCTACTATTAGCATTAGCTACACCTCTATATTTACCATTTTCTATATTTTCTATTGTATTAGTTTTAATAACTTCAGTGCCATCAGCTTTGTTTTTAGTTACATTAGATTTAAATGTAACTTTATTGTCAGATTCATAATTTAATTGCACTCTTTTTAATACACCTTTTTCAAAAAACATATCTTTAGTTTTTATAGAACTACTATCATCACTTGTTCCTGATGGGTATTTCATAATTAAATTATTTTTTAGTATTAAATTTACATTATCTAGCTCAGAACCACCAGTTAAAATAGCTGTGTTTAATATGTTGCTTATGTCATTTCCTGTAAACTTTGTCCACAAATCTCTATCTATATGATAAACATAAGCCACATTACTATGCAATATAATATATTGGTTTTTAAGACTGCTATAAAATGCTATAGAATTTTCCTCTATAGGTATATCAACTCTATTTTTAGATATTAATTTAAATCCTTCATTGTCCCATTTAACTACACCTGTTTCTGAGAGCCAAAATAGACCTTCTGCCACCCTAACTAAAGTATTAGGTGCTAGTAGTCCATATTGTGTTTTTTCTTGTATTAATGATGATGCATTCCCAGACCATCCAGATGCATTAGCTTCTAATACAAATCTATGTATACTGTTTCTGCTAAATATTAAAAAAGTATTTTGATATTGGTATTGTAAAAAAGATGGAGCATCTATAATTTTTATAACAGGTTCTTGTATTTTTTTAAAAAATAAATCTGGTACAGCATCAGAACCTACATCGCTCCACCTTACCATATTTCTAAATCGTTCTATTTCTATTTCTTTAGTTTTATTAAAGAAAATATTTTTATTATATTTTTGTGTATTATCATCAAAGTCAAAATACATTCCTATTGTATGTTTAAATGGAGATTGATTATTAAATATATTCCAAACCATTTCTTTATCTGAACTATCAGATGCACTTAAATAAGTGTTTTTTACAAAATTTACTGAATCAAAATGTGGGAAACTTAATGAACCTACACCAAATGGAGATGGGATTACTTTACCTGTACCAGCATACTTGACTCCATCCATATTATCATCAAATAAATCATGATAATTCCAATGAGAACCAAAACTTCCCTCTTCAGTATCTGAAGTTAGTATTTTTTCAAAGGAAATAATTTTTCTAAAATTATAATTATCATTATCTAATGGCATAAAAAACACACTTAATTTTGCATCTGTAGAAGAATACCCACCATCTATAGATATGCATACATATAAATTTGTTCTTGAATCATCATTCGCACCTGTATTGTGAGTTAACAACGATTCTAAATCTAGTTCTTCATTTAAATCATACTGTACAGAATTTGAAATATTATCTTTAGCTATTAATAATTTAAATCCCCCTAAACCTAAACTTCCATATATATCACCAGCTTCACCTCTGTCTATAATAAGTGTTACATATTTATTCGAACTATGTGCTAATGAAAATAAACATCTAGGACCTATCTCTGTAACAAAATCATTTTCTTTGATTGATAATGCAAATGTACAGTAAAAACTTTTAAAATGTAAGGCACTGCTAGTATTTATAAAATTAGTCTCGTCACCATTACTTTTTAAAAAATCATTACCTATTGCAAAATCATCTCTAACTAAAAAAGATTTTAAAAATGCATGAGTATGTGGAGTATTAGAATTAAAATATCCTGAATCTTCATCCTGATATCTTGAAGCTGATATTGAAGCACTAGGATCATTTCCTGGATTTGATCTATTTGCTTTATTAAATAGAGATGTATTTTCACCTTCAGTATTTTCAAAATTTAATGTTGCTATAGAATTTTCTTCTGGACCTATAATACTTTCAGCATTCCAAACTGTATTGTCTTTCCACCAAATACCTGATACATCATAAGGTTGTTGTATTTTACCACTATCTATTGTATTTTCACTTTCAGGAACACCTAAATCTGCACTATCTGAACACCAACAAAAATAAATTTCTTTAGATTGACCTGCCATAAGATGTGGTATTTTTAAAAATATTCTAAAAAAATTATTAGCTGATGGAGATTCATATATAGTTTCTGATATTACATTGCCTTTTGATGAGCCAATATCTTTAGTACCTGCAAAATAAGCATGTAATGGTGTTGTTAAATCATTATCATAAAACCTTAAACACCTTAAAGCTTCGTCTTTTATATATGCTTCTTGAGTTTCACTGCTAAATTCAAAAAAATCTGTTAAAACAAATTCACCATTATTCCCAATATCTGTTTCTTTTATTTCTACACATATAACAGAATCTACATAATTATTAGCATTAATATTGCTAATACTAATTGGATGAAAATATTTAAATTTATATGGAAATTCTATTGGAGAAGATATGTTGCCTAACATAGTAACTCCACCTATATGTGCTGCTGTTTTAGCAACTGGTGCTTTATCATTTTCATATGATATAGTTTTATCTACAGGCTCTATTGTAAGTTCATATGTGTTTCCTGTTTGTCCATTAAATAAAACATTTCCATCTTCATCAAACCTTTGATTAATTTTAAAGTTTTGCGACAATTCTAATACATCAGTTGATAATCCAGATTTATATGGTAATATTTTTAAATATATATTAAATGATTCTAAATCTTCTGCTTGATTTTTTGATACATCAGGTATAGCCAAATTACTTACTAAAATTTTGTCAATAAACAATGTTCTTCCTGAGTCTTCATCAAATTGATGTATAGATAAATCTAATGTATTTGATAATGGAGATGGATTACTTTCTTCTCCTGTTTTAGATACTACAGTGTATGCTATTTGAACATATCCTGGAGTTCCAACTCTAGGCTCAGATGCATCTTCTGTAAAAAAATCTATATCAAAAGACTCTTCTACTTTTGAATTTTCTAATGATGGTCTTTGTGTAGGAGAAGGAATACCAAGCATTCTAGCTATTGCAGATCCATCAGAATTTACAGAAAAGAAATGTGCTCTATTTACATTGTCTGTAATAATAATTTTGTCTTGCCCTAATGTAAATTCTAATTCTGAATCTACAGTGTATTCAACATTTTCTTCGCTTAATAAAGTGTTTAATGAGTTTCCATGATATGTGTTAGTCCATTCAGTAGCATTTTTATATACCATATGCAAAACATAATTAGAATCTTTTATACCATATATTAATAAAACAAATTCATTAGACTGATCACCATCACCAACATAATTAATGTCCAATGGCTTTATTATATTAGATGAATAAAATGGTTGTGATATACTTATAATACTATCAAATATAGTACCTAAAAAAGTATTTAATTCAGAATCATATTCTTCTATACCACCTCTTTTTGACAATACTCCATCGCCAGTAACTTCATAATTATCACAAACCTGAAGCTCTGTATTATCTATTATATCAGATCTTGTAACCTCATTGAGTCCACCTGTAAGTAATGGTAATGCATTTTTGCTCATTATTTTCCTTCAAGTTTTTCAATTCTAGCTGTTAATTCTTGAATTGCTACACATAAAGGTGCTACTATTTTAGAATATGCTATATTTTTTAAAGTTGTATCTTCATCTGTAACTACTATATCTGTATCTATATTTAAATCTGATAAAACTTTTTCTACATCTTGTGCTATAAAACCAATTCTTTTTGCATTTACTTCTTTTTCACTTAATACTCTTGGTTCTCTATCTTTATACAAACTTTTTTTCAAATCATCAGGATAATCATTTGGTTGTTTTTTTGTAAATTCAACTGGCTGTATAGAATTAATAAAATTTAAACCTAATTCTAAATTTTTCACATTTTCTTTAATTCTATTGTCAGATGTTTGTACTGTAGCACTACCTGCATATAATGTAGCTCCTACATCATCAGCTGCATAAACTCTAGTTGTATTACCATCTCCTATTACTGCATAATTATCACCAATACCTTGTACATCATAACCTATTAAAGTTTGATTTTCTCCACCATGTGCACTTGGATCTGCACCATATCCAATAATAGTATTTTTTGAACCTGCCTGTATAACATCTCCAGCACTATTACCTATACAAATATTATATTGACCATCACTCAATGTCATTCCAGCATTATATCCTATAGCTATGTTATGTGAGTTTACATCACTTGTTCTATTACTAGACATTAAAGCTTGATAACCTATTGCAATACTATAAGATGCAGAGGTATTAGAAGTTAATGCATTATTACCAATTCCTATATTATAATCACCTGTAGTTGTAAGATTTAAAGCTGAATCTCCAAAAGCACTGTTACCTGAGCCTTGATTAGAATATAATGCATTCCTTCCAAAAGCATTACCTGCTGTAGTTGCATTTTGCATTGCACCACGACCTACTGCTGTTGAACCTGAAGCAGTTGTAGAATTATAAAGAGCACCATAACCAATTGCAGTATTATCATCACCTGTAGTAATAGCTGTCCCTGATTCTGCTCCAATTAAACAATTTGTTTGTGCTGTTGATTCTAAAGAATCACCTGTATTTTTTCCAAATAATGTGTTATTTGTTCCTGTACCTACACCACCACCATCTATAACTGTATCTGAATCTACTAATATAGAACATCCATCAATTACTACAGCTCCTGTTCCATTTGGTGTTAATGTTATATTTCCATTTGAATCTTGAGAAGATAAAACATTACCATCTAATCTTAAATTGTCAGCATTAATTTGCCCACCTGTTATTGTACTAGTTGTTGTTATAGCTCCACCAAATGTAGCTGTTTTATCATGTGTTAATGTTAAAACATCATCTGCTCCACCTGTAGCTGCTAATGATGCTCCTGAGGTAGAATCATTTAGTCTAAATATCATTTGACTGTGATATTCATCTGATGTTTGTTGTGAAACAGTTATTGCTGCCATTTCATGTGTAGTTCCTGAACCACTATCACCTTTAAACAAAAATTCTGAATCTCTTCCACCTACAGTATTCTCATCATCAGTATTATGCAATGTAAATCTAGCTATTGTTCCAGCTGATAAAGTGTCTGCTGCAGGAACACTACCTACTACATGTAAATCTCCTGCTATTTTAACATTATCACCAAACAATACACTTGATGTACTATTTCCTATTGCTATACCACAATCAGCAGTATCTACTCCTATTTGTATAGGTGCATTTGAAATATTAGATGGTGAATCAGATGCCATGTTTGATATAGCTCCTGTTTTACCAGAATGCAAATCTATACCACCACCATCAGATATTAATTGTATAGAATCTACTGCTGTTCCCTGATCAGCATGTATTTTTATTTTACCACTTGTTCCACCATTTTCTCTTATATAGATAGCACCTGCATCATCTTCTGTAGCTGTAATATTTACTGAAGATCCTGTTGCTGTAATGTCTATATCTTCACCAGCTGTTCCAGCTGCTGTTATATCGACACCACCATTTGTTGAGTTTAATACAATTCCATCAGCTGCATTTTCTGTAGATGATATATTTATAGATCCTGTTGCAGTTATATCTATATCTTTACCAGCACCACCTGCCGATGTTATATCTATACCACCTGCTAAAGAAAAAATTTCCATTGCAGAAGATCCAGTCCCAGATGTTTTTAATTGTATTTGTTGTGCTGCACCTCCACCAGTAGATTCTAGTAATAATTTTTTTCCTTCACCTGCTACTGTAAAATTAGAATCATCATTTCCATCTATAGAAACTGTAGTTCCATCTAATGTAAATGCTCCTGAATTTAAATCTAAAGCACCTGATGTTGTCAAATCTATTTCTGCTGCATTACCTATTATATTTACACCAGAATGACCATTAAGGTCTAATGGTGCTGCTTCTGCATCTATTTGAATTGCTCCTGCTGTTGTTTTCCAAGTAGATGCTGCTGCACCTGTTAAATTTAAAGCACCACTACTTGCTACTGCTAAGTTTGTTCCATCACCTTCTATCTTTTCACCATTATCACCAAATGTTAATCCTACATTGGTTGGAATATTAATATCATTTGTAGCTTCTAATTTAATATTTGATCCTGATCCTATAGTTAAATCTGTGCTATTTCCACTTATATATTCATTGCCATCAACAAATTGCAATTTTATTCCTGATGCAAATGTTACAGCACCTGCATGTGAAACAGTGCTGTTACATGTAAGTGCTCCAGATACTGTTGTAGCACTTGCTAAAGTTGTAGTTCCTGTCAGTGTCAATGCACTTCCATCTATAGTTACATTGCCTGTTGCATTTATATCAAAATCAGCTGTTGCAAAATCTATTTCACCATCAGCTACTAAATTTAATTTACCATCACTTAATGAATGTATATAAACACCATCGTCATTAAAATGCAATTTGTTTGTGCCAGTCATTTGCAGTGCTGCTGTTGATAATTGGAATGCTGCTAAATTTTTACCACCTGCCCCATCATCTGTCCAAACATCGTCTAACGATGCATCTAAACCACCATGTTGTCCTGTTGCACCTACACCTAAAACCTGTGTATAAACTGTTGACCAAGTATTTCCTTTTAAATAATTACTCATTTTTTCTCCTAATATTTATATGTCATGCTTCTTGACTCATAACTTGGCTCCAAGTTATCATATTGTATTATTAAACTACGATATTCTCTTTCAAATATTTCTTTATTATATGCTAATATATCTGGATCTTTATACTTAGGTCTTGCTGATAAACTAGTTAAAACACCAGATATTATAAGCTGCCTATATGTTTCTGGCACATCTATAATTTGATCTTTGCTTATTATATTTTCTACAAATGAATATTGTCTTTTTACTCTTATTCTTAGTATTTTAGTTTCTGCAGCTAAGTTGGTTGGAAAATATAACCACCTGCCTATTTGTGCAAAATAATTTTCTGATACATTGTTTGTATCTTTTACTTCTGGATATGTAACTTGTTGCCATTCTTCATCATCTATAAATACCTCTAAAACTTCCATAATATCATCAGATAATCGCAATCTATTTTCAGTTGTATTCCAATCCCAATTCCATTTAAATCTACCTTGATCTTCAATATTATTAGTAGTCATAGATTCTACATTAGTTGTAGTTAATCCATCTACTGTAAATGTAATACTACCTGGTGTAACTTTTATAAGCTCTTTGAATAAACCTATTTCATCATTAATTCTTCTTATTATTTTATTAATTTCCATTCTTACAATATTTATTCCAGGCTGCATAGGCATTTCAACTGCTATGTCTTTATATATATCCATAAATTTCATTGGATGTAACTGTACTGTGTCTAAACTATAATTAATCATATTACTTACCTTGTGTTACTGGTCTTAGCATTGGCATAGCAGCTATATTTGCAACAGCCTTGTCAATACATTTGTAAATAAAATTTCTACCATACTTTAAATCTTCTATTAGATCTACATCAAAATTCCACTGTGAACTATCTGGATTTTTTAAATATACTGTAAATATAAATTGTGGAATTAAACCTTTATTAAATTCTGCTATAATCCAAATATATTTATTATCTTGATACCAAAATATTTCATTTAATGCTGGTCTAAATGCTTCTTCTACTTGCATTCTTTCATATTCTTCTTTTGTAATTTCTTTTGTAAATATATCTGCTCTTGACCTTACATCTATTAATTTTAACATTTTAGATGGATAATTATAAAATTGTCTGCCTACTACTTGACCTACATTTAATGATTCTTCTACATATAATTCAGGATATTCTACAGGATCACATTCACCAGAAACTAGCTCTTCACATATAGCTTGTAAAAAAGAATTTCCAATTACTCCTCTATATTTTCTTGAATCATTATCACCTAATCTTTTAGCTATTTCTCTTTTAATTTGTGTAAAGGTCATTCTCCAGCCATCTCCTGTTTAAGCTTTGCAACTGAATAATTTATTATTTTGTAAATAAAATCTAATGAAAAAGCTCCTTGTAATTCTTTATCACTTTCAAAATCTATAGGATGTTTAATAAATTGTACAATAACATTTTGACTAACCATGCTTTCCTTAGGATAAAATCTAACCTTTGACCCCATCCTCCAATAATAAATTTCATCTTCATATGGTCTATTTTCTGGATCTATTAAACTAGCATACTCATTTACAGTAATGGGTATGTATTTATGTTGATTTATTCCAAAATTTTCATAATCTGCAAATTCATTATCTTCATAATCATCTATTATAGACAACAATCTTATGCATACTTCACCTAAAACTGTATCTGGATTTCCATCGTCTCCAACTTGCGAACTTTCAATTAACCATTCATGCTTAGGATTTAGTGTGCTCACATCTACTTTTTTAAAAGTAATCATCCCTGGTACATCATCAGCATTAAAATTACCATCTTTTACTAATGTTACTGCAGCTTCATAAAATAATTCTTTTGCCCTATCACCATAAGTATCTCTGTCAGGGTCATTAACTCGACTGCAAATTTCTTGTATAACTTCATCAAATGTATATTTATATAGTGCCATTCTTCTCTTTTAACATTTCTACTAACACTTCCCTTTTTACCATAGTTTCTTTATAAGGTATACCATTTTTTACTGCTAATTTTTTTAACTCAGGATATGTATAGTCATCATAAAATTCTTCTACACTTACCTGCATTTCTTCATCACCATCTTTATATTCTATTGACTTATATTTATCTGTTAACAGCTTTGCTACTTCATCTGTTACATATAATGGCACTTCATGTTTAAATATAAAATTCATTCTCCACCTATTCCATGCTGGATCAAATGTATTAATTTCTTTTCTAGTTAAAAATTTGGATGTTGGGCATCCATGAGATGCTTCTTTGTCTAATATTCCTACCACTTATACATCCTTTCTTGTAGCTGCTTTAGCCAAAAAGTGCTCTTTTGACCCTTTTCCACCTGCTGTATTATAATACTTTTTCCAGTATTCTGCCATACTTTCTATTTCTTTTGGTATACTTTTAGGCACTCTCCAATATTTATATCTACATAAAACTATACCTGCTGCTATATTATAAGTTAAAATATCTTTCCAATATTCAGGCTTTGAACTGCCTATTACAGACTCTGCTATACCAGTAGCTTCACTCATGCTTTTTACTTTGCCAGGTCTAAATTTTAAATAATTATCACATATATCATGTGCTGTAGCAGGTTCTATTTGAAAAAATGATTTAGCTGGACCTGAACCAAGTTGCTCAATATAGTCATAACCTGACTCAGTCAAGCCAGTAAGAAATACTAGCTCGACTGCTTCAGTGCTCCACATTCCGACTTCTTTTAACTTAACATCAATAAGTTTGCGAATTTGTGTATGATTCATATTATTTTTTATTTACTAAAACATCTTCAATTATTTCGAAAATAGCAGTAAATATTTTTTCCTCTGTTTTTTCATTTATAATAGGAATATTAACATTGTCATTAATTTTTTCTATTATCTTTTTTTTGTTTTCTTCACTAAAAAAATGTGATACCATCATTTCTTGTAAGTTCATTCACCTTCTCCTTTGACTTCGGTTTCTATAACATTTGAGTAATATTTATGCAAGACATCTAATTCAACTAAGTTTTTTTGCATTTGCAATTTATCTTTACTTATTTCATCGATTCTTACCAGTGCCAATTTACTATTATCACTTAAATCTTCCACATTTTTCTTAATCTCTTTTCCATCTTTGTCAGTAAATGTTACTGTAGGTTTTACACTCTCTTCTTTGTTTGCCATTTATTCTCCTGTAAATGTTGATGAAGCTGCCAATGTTTGTGCTTCTGTTTTTGTTAGTACTGAGTTATTAGGATATGCTAAACTAGCACCTAAATTTTTTATAGCTGATAGTTCACCTGTTAACATAGAAAACTCTCCTTTAACAATGATATATGCTCCATCATGAGACTCTCTAGGTGCACCAAGTTTACCTTTAAATGTAGCTTCTTTCCAAGTTGGAGTATAAGCTGTAGTTGTATCTATTTCACCATCATCTGTGTATGTGTAATTATTCCAACCTAGCTTAGGCTGTAATACACTTGGTATTGCACTTTCATAAGTTGCTTTGTTTAAACATATATACATTTCATAATGTGCCATCTATACTCCTAACTATTTTTGTGTTGGCTTTTGCCATGTTTATAATTCTTTGTTATTTCTGATGCTGTTAATGCTCTATCATATACTCTAAACTCATCTAAAAAACCTTTATACATATAATTAGAAGCTACACTTAATGCACCAATAGTTGTTATATTCATTTGACCTGTAGCAGATATAGTTGTATTATTTGTAGTAACTGTATCTATATATGTTTTTATAGTTCCTGATTCTCTTGTTATTACAACATGACTCCATTCATATATAGATTTTCTATTATTAGAATCTATAGTCATTGTATAACTAGCTGTTGCTGAAGCATCACGAAGATAAGTAGTAGCCATTTTGCCACTTGTAACACTATTAGGTATTCTTATTTGATTACTCCCTGAACCAAGTAGCATACTATCAGTCAAAACAGTTGCATATATCTGTGTTTTTTTAAACCAAAATTCTATAGTAAAGTCACCATCTAAACTAATAATTCTTTCTCCTGGAAATTGTGCATATTCTTTTCCTAAGAAATGTATAGAACCTTTACTAGGATGAACTATATTATTAGAATAGCCTTGTGTGCATAAATTAGCTGTTACTCCTTGTTGGAAAAATATAGAGTCATCTAAACTTGTAACTGTGCCATGATTATCATTAGTAGATAAATCTTCCCAAGTACCTGCTGATGTTAAATGATTATTCCTCCAATATCCTATAAGATAATCTGTGCCAGTTGAAGGAGATGCCGAATGTTCTCTAGCATCAAATGGAATACCATTATTATACAATTCTTGCACTTCAGATAAAGATAAAGCTTTATTCCACATATTAGCTTCATCTATAAAACCATAAAAATGATAACCATGATAATTCATTTCTCCTAATGTTAAATATTCACTACTTCCTGAAGTGTAATAGCTAATATCTCCACTATTAGCAGCTGATGTATCTTGCAAAGAACCATTCACATATAATCTTGTTTTTTTATCAGATGAATCATAAGTAGCTACTAAATGATACCATATATTATGTGTTGGGGAATCTAAATCTGCATATTTAGTTGCAGAGCCATCTCCAGAATATGCACGAATTTTATTGTTAATTGAATCACTAATTATGCCAAAACCTTTGTTAGTAACATTGTCAAAACCTATTATTTTTGCATAAGATCCTTTGTCTTCTGTCCATATTACCCATGCCGATGCTGATACTGAACCTGTTCCTAAACTTAAATTTGAAACAGTTGCTGTTGTTGTTACAACATCATCTGTCCCATCAAAAATATTTTTAACACAACCATCCATAAATGCTGTTTGTGGTATAGTTTGTTGTTGGTCTGCTTCTGTCCATCCTGTTGCTATGCCTATCTCTTTTACAGTAACACTATCTATAGAGCCATCAAAATCACTTGTAGGATTTATATCTATTATTCTATTGCTAGTACCTCCTGCAGTAAGTTCAATACTACCTGATGCAGTTTGTGAAGAACCTGCAGAACCACCACCTAAAGCGAAAGTAAGACTACCTGCTGTTCTATCTGCTATAGTAAAGTCTACTTGATATGTAGTACCACTTACTAAATCACCTGAACTTCCTGTATATCTTAATGTATTAGCATTTGATGTATTATGCACAGCTTTTGAATTGCTTGAATCATTTATTGTCCATTCAGTACCTACACTACCTGAAACTACAGACCAATTAGAAGTTGCATCAAAGCCACCATTACCTCCTAATTTATCATTACCAAAAAAAGTAGTAGTACCATGAAAAGGCTGTTTAACTTTTTCTAAACTTATATTACTTAATGTAAAGTTTTCTCCATTAGTATTACTTCTAACTTGTATATAAACACTGGCTGATTCTGTTGTAAAATATATAACATTATTTGTACCTTCATATAATTTTGTAGTAGTTGAACCTCCATGATTTAACCTAAATTGCCAACTTGGTATGCTTGAGGTTGTAGAAACACTATATGTAAGTTTATAATATGCTCCTGTCTCTAAATCTGATGACATATTTGAATTATAAGATGCCATCATATAAAATCTTAAATCTCCTGTATCTGTACCATTTTTAGTTATTGTCATAGATGTTTGTGAAGAAGTATGACCTGTCCAATCTCCTGTATCACCTGCTGAAGTACTCCAATTATTATTATTAAAATTACCATCATCATTTAAATGTGGAGTTATAGTTGCTTCTAATCCACCTGTATTAGCACCATCAAATACAACTGTTTGTGGATTAGTTATTCCTGTATCATTCATAGGATACCAAAGCTCTAAACTTGAAGATGTTATATTAGATGTAGCAGAGCTATTGCTTGTTATTAATTTTTCAGGATGCAAATAATCATATGTAACATCTTCTAAATCCCAAGCTTCTGTCCAATATTGAAAATCTGCCATTAACCCACCCCATACATTATCTAACAAAGCACTTGAATTAGCACCTATCATAGGATAATGAACAGAATTGCTATTATTTAATCCACTAATAGCTGATGTATTTGTATGTGATGTAGATAACTTTCCATCTACATATATATTAACCTGATTAGAACTTGCATCTTTATCAAAAGAAACAACTATACGATGCCAAACTCCATCATCTATTATAGTTGTATCTGAATGAATCCCTGTAGAATTTAACTCAACTTTTAAAACATTGCTTTGTCCATATATTCTAAATGCATTATAATTTCTTCCACCTCCTTCAAATATATCTCCTCCACCTGTAGTTTTAATCCAAACAGCAAATGTCATTTTATCATGAGTGCTAGGCTGCCAATAAGTTGAACCTTGTTTAGGTTCTATAAAATCACTTACACCATCAAACTCTAATGCCTTACCTGAATATATACTTAATCTATCTACAGGCTCTCCTGTTTTCTGTGGAGAGTTTCCAAATGTTGCTGCTGTACTATTTGATACTATTGATGTTGCCATTATAATAATTCTCCTGGATTACCATTTACTTTTTTAATACTTATGTCATCTATAAATAAGAAATGATTATTAGTACCTGCTGCACTAATAGTAAAGCGAACATTTTGAGATGAAGGGTTATTTATATATACTGTAAACTCTTGATAATTTTCAGAAATTGAAGATATAGTTCCACTATCACCAAGAGTAAATCCTCTTACACCTGTTGCTGCTCCTATTCTTATATTACTTATTGTTTGAGAAGCTCCAACTTTAGCAAAAAGAGAAAATTTATATACACCTGCTGCTAAAGTTAATCCATAATTAAGATAACTAGTTCCTGATAAAAGTTCCATTTTCATACAATTAGAACCTGTACGAGCATTTGATGTATCTAATGTTGCATTTGCATTTTGACCACTATCTAAAGTTTCATCTACCCAACCATCCATAGCATACCAAACTGCAGCAAGGGTTAGACCACTTTCAAAACCATTATTTGTAAGCTCTTCACTTCCAAGTGTAGTATTATTTAAATCATATACAAAATTTGCACCTGTACCACTTGACTCTATAGTTGAGTCTAATCCCCACCAAGATACAAGGTCATCTTTTCCATCATTTGCTGTTAATTCTGAATATGTTTTCTGGCTTATACTTTGTATTTGTTCTTGTGTTAATACTGTATCCCATATTCCTACTTGTGCTAAATTGCCAACAAATTCACGATTAGTAACATCAAGCCAATTACCAATAGCTAAATTAGTTGTACTTTCATGATTCAATCCTGTATATGTACCTGAAGTAGTTGTTGTAATAGTTTCAAGAACTCCATTAACATATAATTTAGCTCCACTCATAGCACCACTCCCATCATAAGTTGAAGCAACATGATACCATTTATTTATTGCAAGTACTGTATTGCCATTTCCATTAATATTAACAGTATAAGTATCTGTATATAAAGCAAGTCCTAAATTATTACTAGCATCTGTATAAAATAAAAAATCTGTATTACTTGCATTTGATTTGCTAACTATTACTGAACTAGCACCAACTTCTGTTTTATATATCCAAGCAGATATACTAAAAGCTTTGTCATTCGATGCTCCAGCAGCTGTAGAAAAATTAAAATTACTACTAGTACCACAATCTATATAATCACCAACACCTTGAGCAAAACTTGCACTACCACTACCTATTTGGTCTGCTAATGCTGCTGATGAATTATCTACACCTCTTGGCTTTCTTGGAGTATCTAATCCATACACATCTGATGCTCCAAAATTTGCTACAGTAGCATTTGTTATTGACAAATCATATCCAACTGTTGTAGGATTTTTAGAGTCAATCATTTTAGAGGTATCTCCATCTTTACTTTCTTCCATTGCATACCAGCTAACTAAATGAGTCAATTCTGTTCCTTGTAAATCGCTATATGTTTTATACATTATATTTTGCACTTCAGAAGCTGATAGAACTCTATTCCATATTGCAAAGTTTTTTAAACTACCATTAAAATCATTAGCACCTGTACCTTCACCTATGGTAAAAGAATCACTTGATGCTTCTCTATTGACCCATGTAGTATGATTTAAAACTAAAACTCCATCTACATATATAGTCCAATTATTAGTAGCACATGTAATAGCAACATGATGCCAAATTCCATCATTATATTCTGGAGATGTTTCAGGATTATTTGTACCATCATACATATTTATTTCACCTGCATTCATAGAAATATTTATAAATTCACTTGAATCTGTTTCACAATGTAATATTCTCATATTACCAGTAGTTGCAGTTGATTTTATCCAAAATGCAAAAGACCTATCTCCTGACAATGTTAATGTTCCTGCTAATTGGTCATTAGTACCATCAAATAAAGTGCTACCTGTACCTACAAACTCAAGGTCTGTATTTTTAAAGTCAAAGAATATTTTAAGGTTATCTTTTAAAAAAGATAATAATGTTACTGAAGCTTTGCTAAGAGATGCTGATAATCCTAACATCTTAGCCTAAATAAAATATACAGGATCCAGCATTAACTGTTAATGCTGACCATCTTCCAAATATAGTTATGCCACCTGCTATAGTATCACTATTAGCTAATGAATTACCATAAGTAGATGTACCTGTTCCTATAAATTTAGCATCTTCTTGTGTTAATGTTGTAAGTGTTGTATCTTCACACATTGTGATAGCTACAATTGCTGAATTAGCAGGTATTCCTGTTGCTGATTCCCCTGCAGCTAAGTGACCTGAGCCAACCTGTCCTAAAGAAATATTACTAGCTGCTTGTGCTGAATTTTGTAGTTTTCCTGTTGACATTTTATCCTTTCTTAACGATTTAAACTTTTATAAATTTTAATTAATACATTGGGGGATGAACACCTGTCCATTTCTGGGAGCTTTACATCATCCCCCTGTATTTTCCTAAGGCATATTATTTTACAATTATTTTTAAATAATGTACCTGATCACCATCTCCATGTGCTGACGATGCTAAAACCAGATCATCATCTCCACCTTCGAATGTAGCTTGTGCAGAATCCATAGTTGTAGGTCTAACAAAGCCTTTATCTGTAGAAGCTGCCAATGCTGAACTAATAGCTGTTGAACCATTTTTCAGTGTCATTGTTTTACTTCCTACATGTTGACCATTTGTTACCCTCATAAAGTAATCTACAACTTCAAATTTGAATGGAGTTGCTACTGTAACTGTTTCAGACGATCCAACATCTACACAGTTAACTTCTATAACATCTCCATACAAAAAAGCTGTAGCTGTACCATCACCACTATGGGTTGCTGTTAGTTCCAATTTATTAGGAACAGCTGATTTGAATAATTGACTACTTTTCATCTATTCATCCCTCCTTATGGTGTTTCACAAGTAGCTAAAATAAGCGAACTTGTGTTTAGTGTTGCAATCGCTGAAGCATCTGTTTCAGAAGCATTTCCAGTAGAATAAGCATTGCTAGATCCACCACCAGATGCTTTACCTGCTACTGCTTCTAATACATACTCATTACGATTATAACCATTAATAGCTGCACCACCAATTTCAATTGTGTTTTCATGGTCATCGACCTCACTTGTAAAGTGAAGGTCTTTTGCAATACCTTTACCCATACAAGAATTACCAAATACAATTGCATTGTAGATTCTTTTACCACCTGCATCACCATGCAATGTAACTTCAGATGGTTCAAATCTAGATGATGTAGTTGAGCCGAAGAAATATCCAGCTTCATCCCACTCTCTAACACCTACAATATCTTCGTAGATACAGAAACCAGCATAGTGTCCTGCCATGCCTTCCATCTCAGGCATAGATCCAGAACCCATAAATGCATTTCTTTGTGCTGCTACATAATCTGTATCAGTCTGCAATGCTTTCATTTGGTTTGGATGCACTAAAAGTGCCCAATATTTAACACCATTTTTAGTTTCCATTTGTGGTATTTTAAGCTCCATACATTTAACTCTAAGTGATCTTAACAATGCAGATGTTAAACTATGTGTTACAGTACCTGCTGTAGCAGCAGTCATGCCTATAGCTGTATCTAATTGTGCATTAGTTTTAAATGTTTTTTCTGTACCAATAGCTGTTAAAGCTTCACTAATATTACCATACCAATTTGGATGATATCTTCTTACTAATCCTAAACCATCAGATGATGTGCCTACTGATAAGTTAGGTGACACACCTTCATAGAATGTTTGAAAGATTGATTGGTTTTCCCATTTAGTAAACCATTTAGCTAAAGCTGGTCTAGCTTCGTCATAAAGCTTATATATTTTAGCTCTTTGTTCTGACATAGAGCCTGACTTTTTCATAACAGCTTTTCTATATTGGTTAACATATGCTCTTAACCATCTCATTGATTGATCTTCACCAGTTCCTTTTAGAACAGTATCTCCATATACAGGTGAACCAGACAAGTCATTTAAGAAAGGTATTAACATATTGTCACGACCTTCTTGTATAAATGCACTCATAATTTCAATTGGTTTTCCTGAGGGAGTATATACTGTGTTTCCATTATCTTCAGTAGAAATGTCAACATTTCCAGAAAACTTAGCGAAGAAAGTATTATACCAAGATTCTTTTTTCAATAAAGAATTTAGAATCTCTACATTAGCTATAAAACTTTGATTCGTTTCCATCTAATTTTCCTTTACTTATTCATATATTGTTTTTGTAATTTTCGCAAATCTTCAACAGACAAATTGTCTAAAGATTTTCGCATTTCTCTTCGACTTAAGTCAGAAATTTTAATCAACTTTGAAGCTTTTCCAGAACCTTTAACATCTACTTTTTCAGTAGTTTTAGCTGCTGCTTTTTTGATGTCTGCTCTAGCTTTT